CAAGCTCTATAGCGATAATCAGAGACTCAAGAGGCAAATCAATGATGCGACTCAACAAGATGGCACTGCCTATACTGGCATTGGGCCTCACAGCCTGTGCGTCTACCAGTCAGCCCTCGGTTACCCCTATTGTGATCAGCGAGTGCAACCCGCCGCCCGCGGCGCTGTACCAACTGCCCACGAAACCCAGCCCGCCGTTAACGGGTTACCACCAGACGATATTCTCGCCCACGCCACAGATTACGGAAAGTGGTGCCAGCAATTAGAAACGCAATTAATACAAATCAATAAATATTATTCGGGTGGTGCTAAGTGATATTTGACCTGGCGATGGCATTCCAAATTATTTTGGGATTGGTTTCGACTCTTTTTGGTTTATGGATTAACGAACTCAAGAAGGATATTACTGCGCTGGAAAAGTCGGTTGAGAATATAAAGACCGATTATCAACGGCGTGAAGATGCAAAAACAAACTTTGACTTAATGATGACGACATTACGTGATGTCAGAAGTGCCATTGATCGTATTGACGGAAAATTGGATAAAAAGGCAGACAAATGAAATCACGCCAGAAACGCAGAAGTCGACGTGTTCATGTCGTTGAGAGTGAAGTGAATGCGCTGAAAAAAATAAGTACTCAGTTAGATCAGCTTTTTATTCCAGGGCAGGACTTGGAAATATTGGCAGACATTAATTTAAAACTTGAACGGATAGAAACCAATATTACGGCAATTCAGGTCGAAGCGACGCGCCGTGGTGCCGTGGCCGGAGCCATTGCCGGTGGGTTATCCGGGGGGCTTATTGCGACAGCTATCGTGCTTATTAAAGCCCGTCTGGGGCTGTAACGATGGCGCATCCGCAGGAAACACGGGACAGGCTGCGTAGGTCGTATGTTTTCGGCCAGATGTCACTGGAAATCGCCGCTGCTCAGGCGGCAATCCCCTTTGTTACCGCCCGCCGCTGGAAAAAAGAGGCGCAGGATAATGGCGATGATTGGGATAAATTGCGGGCCGCTCACGTTATCGCAGGCGGCGGACTGGAGGACATTGCGCGGGCGGTACTGACCGGCCTGGTCACGCAGTACCAGACCACGCTGGAGCAGCTTAACGGTGACTCTAAGCTCCCGGCTCAAAAACGCGTCGAATTGTTGGCCAGCCTGGCTGATGCCTTTAACAAAGCGATATCTGCCAGTAAGAAGATATTGCCGGAAACTAGCCAGTTGGCTACTGCGCTGGATGTACTCCAGAAACTCAGCATCTTTATTTCTGAGAAGCACCCCCAGCATTTAGCGGCGTTCGTCGAGATATTAGAACCCTTTGGTGATGAAGTGGAGAAACACTATGGCTGATAAATTAATCCGTTTGGCGAGTAATTGCAGTGTTATGGCCAGCGATATTCTCAGCGTAGAAGTCAACTGCAATGGCTACATTGTTGTGACGACATCAGCAGGGAAATATGACGCTGAAGTGGGGTATGGCGAACTGACTTATCAGGCCCGTGACCGTCTGATTAACGAAATCAATAAGGCGCTGGAATAGCACTATGGCAAAGAAATTCACTGCGCGTGACTTTTCCAGCGAACTGGCAGACCTTGCCGCCAGCCTGCGCAGAACCATTGAAGCTGAGGATGTAGGTTTTGACCCCTCGGCTACTGCCGTAGCGGAACGTCACCAGCGGGTAAAAGACCCGGTGACGGGGTATGAGTTCTTTATCGAGAACTATTTCCCGCACTATGTTCGCCATAAAGACAAAAGCGAACTGCATAAATATCTGTTCAGTCGCCTGCCGGAAATTGTCGCCAGTCCCAAGGGCGAGAACGATGCCATTGCCGCCCCGCGTGGTGAAGCCAAATCCACTCTTGTCAGTCAGCTCTTTGTCCTGTGGGCCATCATTTGTGGCATCAAGCATTACCCGGTCATCGTAATGGACTCCATTGATCAAGCCTATCCGATGCTGGAAGCCATTAAAGCTGAACTGGTCTACAACCCCCGTTTGCTGATGGACTTCCCCGATGTTTGTGGTGCGGGCCGTGTGTGGCAAATGGGGACTATCCTGACCCGCAACGATATCAAGGTTCAGGTCGCCGGTTCGGGTAAGAAACTGCGCGGCTTACGTCATGGGCCATACCGTCCTGATCTGGTGGTACTGGATGATATCGAGAATGACGAGCAAGTCCGCAGCCCGGAGCAACGCGAGAAGCTGGAAAACTGGCTGAAGAAGACCGTGTTACCGCTGGGAACGGCGGGTGGTAAGCTCGATGTGATCTACATCGGGACTATCCTGCACTATGATTCTGTCCTTTCCCGTACCCTCAAAAACCCACTGTGGCGCGTCGCCCGCTTTAAAGCCCTGATACGCTGGCCATATAACATGTCGCTGTGGGACAAATGGGAAGAGATCCTGCGCAACAACGGTCAGGATGGTGAGATGCTGGCCAATGCCTACTATCAGCAACACCGCGCAGAGATGGACGAGGGGGCTATTGTGTCCTGGTCTGCGCGTCCTATCCTCGCCTTGATGCTTATCCGTGCGCGTGATGGTCATGCCACCTTTGACGCTGAATATCAGAATGATCCGGTCAGCGGTGAAGATGCGATTTTTGCAGGCGAAGGTGTGTTTCACTTTTGGGTTAACCGGCTTGATGAGTGGGTTTTCTACGGGGCTTGTGACCCTAGCCTGGGCAAACAGGGTGCCAGTCGTGACCCTTCCGCCTTATTGGTCGGCGGCTTTAACCGTCACACGGGCACTCTAAATGTGGTCGAGGCCGCAATCCGCAAACGGGTTCCCGATAAGATAATCTCAGACATTATCGAGTTACAGAAGGTTTATCGCTGCCTGGTGTGGAGCATTGAAACCGTACAGTTTCAGGAGTTCCTGCGCACGGAACTCATCAAGCGCTCCGCCATTGCCGGTATACCGGTGCCAGCCCGCGCCGTTATTCCTCACACCGATAAACTGTTACGTATCGAGTCATTGCAACCCCATATGGTGAATGGCTTGATCCGCCTGCACTCCAGCCAGACCACGCTGATTGAACAATTACGTCATTTCCCCAAAGCCGATCATGATGATGGCCCGGATGCCCTGCATATGTTGTGGGCGCTGGCCATTTCCGGCGCGGGTAACTTTGAATTTAAAGCGGTTCCGCGTGGTTACGATAATGATCGTGGCAGTCGGTTCGGCTCGGGAGGTTGGTAGTATGGGACAAATCGTTGACCAATATGGTCGTCCGCTTAAACGTGAAGTGCTGAAAGAGTCTCAGACCTCACAGGTGGCACAACTTAACCGCCAGTGGCCACTGCATCCATCCAAAGGGCTAAACATTAGCAAGTTGCCACGTATCCTTGAAGCGGCAGAACGTGGGGACTTGGCGGCGCAGGCAGATTTATTTGAGGATATGCTGGAGCGTGATGGTCATATCTTCTCTGAGATGGCCAAGCGCAAGAATGCCTTGTTAACGCTGGACTGGAGCATTGAGCCACCGGAGAACGCCACTGCCGCCGAAAAGAAGCTGGCAATGATGGTTTCTTCGTGGCTGAAATCCCTCCCCGATATGGAGGATATTATCCTCAATGCCGCCGATGCTATTGGTCATGGCTTTGCAGCGCAGGAAATTGAGACCTGGGAACTGGAGGGAAATATCTGGTTGCCAACTAAAGTGGTGCTGCGCCCCCATCGCTGGTTCAGTACCACGCCAGAGACTAACGACGAAATACGCATCAATGACGGCACCTTTAATGGCTCCGAACTCTGGCCGTTCGGTTGGCTGGTGCATACGCACAATGCTAAGCCCGGTTTCATTGCGCAGTCTGGTTTATACCGTGTGCTGGTCTGGCCTTACTTGTTCAAGAACTACGCCTTGCGTGACCTTGCGGAGTTTCTGGAGATTTACGGTCTACCTGCCCGCGTCGGTAAATACATGCAAGGGGCCACTGAGAAAGAAAAAGACTCGTTGCTCCATGCCCTGGTGACACTGGGCCATGATGCGGCAGGTATTATTCCAGAAGGCAGTTCGATTGAGTTTCATTCAGCGGCCAGTGGCCAGGCTGACCCATTCCAGGCAATGATTGATTGGGCTGAACGTACCGAGTCTAAAGTCATTTTAGGGGCAACCCTCACCAGTCAGGCTGACGGCAAATCCTCAACCAATGCCCTGGGTAATGTCCATAACGATGTACGTCACGACATTCTGGTGGCAGATGCCCGTCAGTTGGAAGGGTTCTTCCGGGGCTTTATTCGGATGTTGCTGG